GTTCCATAGTTGGAAGCAATAGGTATCTTGCGAGTAGAACCCGCGTAAGACCTGCCGCCAACCAAGCCAACAGGCTTTAGCCCATACGGGGCCGAGATAGTAGGATAAGCCATTTTAAGCTCCTAAGTGTTAAGTTCCTTTACCGAATGTTACTTTGGTCTTGCGATCATTGAACAGCGGCATGCGAGGGTCATTTTCACGCATCAGGTTGTTGTCAACGGAACTCATTTGACTGTCCGTCTGGTTCTGAAAGTATTCGTTACGTTCGTCAACCATTTCAAATGGAGCTTTACAAAGCAACAATCCACCAATCACTACGTTATCTCTAAAACGCTCTTGTTCTATAGTAACCATAGAAATCTCTGGATGATCTGCTGCCTTTACAGGCTCCCAACCTTCACGTAATTTCGAGGAGACATTGGTAGCATCTACTTGGCCTTGGTTAGAAACTCGAATCCATCGGAAACTGTAACCTGCTTGGGGATTTGGAGAGGGTAAAGTCTCCGGGCGCGTCCAAGCCTTTTTACGGACAGTTTTCTCACGTTTTTCTAATTCGCGGTCTATGCGGTTCTCAGCCATTTGCTTTCCTCATGTCTATTGCAACCTGTTTGGCGTATTGTTCGGGTGTCAAACCTAACTTCCTAGCGATTTGGACCTGAGTGCGTGTCAACGTCACTTTCTTTGGTGATGTACTCCGCGTTGCGGGAGCGACCACCTGTGTCTTTCGCTTCGGTTTTTCAGCATCCTCGAAATTATCGGGGAATACTTGACGCATACGAGTGTCAATCGACTCGTAGTATTCATCGCTTTGCGGACTTACGCCCTGTTTGACAAGTTTATTGTGCAACCCCAGCGCTAAACTTGTCATCTCATCGTCAGGACCGAACCACGAGTTAGCTTTCTGCCAGTCTGCGGCCCGTGTATCAACTTGAGCTGGGGCGATCTGTTCTACCTCTGCTTGTACAGGTTTTTCTTCTTCCTGTAAAGTAGGTAATTTGAAGTTTGCTAGTCTTTCGGACTTTAACTTAGCATTGGTTAAGTTATCTTGTGCTTCTAACACTGCATCGGAGTCACCAGACTCGTATGCTTCCTTATACGCACGTTTAGCATTCTCAGATTCAATCGAAGCGTTTTTCTTCGCCTGCTCTAACAAAGCAGTCTGATTCTTGTTTACGTTACCTTTTAGCTTTTTATTTTCCTCCATAAGCTGTTGAGTAACGCGCTCAAGCTCCTGACTTTGCCTGTGAGCTTCCTCTTTAGCCCTACGCTCATCATGGTAACCCTTGCTGAAATGCTGAATACGCTTACGAACCTTGTCAGAGTAATCCTCAAGTTCTTCATCAGTAACATCGGTAGGCGGCTCTGACGCTTTACGATTGCGATCAGCTTTCGGAGTATCATCAACAACTTCAACTTCAAAGTCGTCATCAGGAGTATCCTCTTTACCCGCAACTTCAACTTCTGGTTCTTTAGTTTCTGCGAAATCCTCTTTAGTTTTCTTGCCTGAAACATCTATTTCCACCGCGCTAGTGTCTTCTATATCGAGTGTCTTATCTTCTGGTTCGGGGAACTCAAATTCTACTTTTTGAAATGCCATGTCTATGCCCTCTGAATGCCTGTTGGATCGGTCACGACAGCCTCAATAGAGTCATCGTTCATAAGCCGATATTCAATACCGCCAATGGTAAAACGTGTTCCTGAGTTCATACGAAACATCACGTAATCGCCTTCCTTGCACCATGCTCCGGTGGGGAAACGCTCTTCGTCAGAATACGCTTGGTCACCCATGTCCACAACAAGTCCTATGATAGACATGATATGATCTTGGGTCTTGGCTGTTTCCGTCTTCAGGATTGATGTCCCTGAGACGGTTTCTTCAGGTTGAGGGAGGGCTACCAACACGCGGTAACCCACGGGTTTAGGTAGTTGTAGTTCTAATTCAGCATCGCTGATTTTAACTGCTTGTTCAGTCATCATCGTTTTCCATATAGTTCTTCGCAAGGTCTTCCACGTAGTTAATGCCAGCTTCGAGACCCCGAATTAAGCCGACAACCTCCTTGTATTGAGAGAAGTCTTTTGCTCCTCCTGTTCCAAGAAATTCCTGTGCAGAGGATTTATCACCCTCGAGTTTAGTTTTAAGCACGTCAAAGACGGTTTTTGCCATATTTACTGATTACCTCCAGAGTTACGGTCAGGCTTTGCCCGATCCGCTTCTAATTCAAGTTTAGCGTTAGACACGCGCCTGTCCGAGGCCATCTTAACGCCGTCCTTCTGTGCGTTTAGCATAACTTCTTTCTCGTCCAGCTTCAGGCGTTCAGCGGCAACATTGCCGTCCAGCAGAATCTTCTGCTCTTTTAGCTGCATCTCAAACTGCTTGATCTTCTGATCTGCTTGGTCATTAGCGGCCTTGCGTTGCTCTTCAGCTTGCTTGATCTGCAATTCAGCCTGTTTCATCTGAATGATCGGGTCTTTCTGCTTTTGCTGCGCTTCTTGTTGTGCTGCCTGCTGTTTGTTAGCCTGCGTGAGTTGCTTGCCTGCGTCTGCAACCAGACGTGACAGTTGTACTTCCATGTCCTCAGTCATCTGCTCATTTGGAGCAGGGAGTGGTGCGCCCAGTTTCTCTTCTATCTTCTTGCGATAAGAGAACCCAAGGTGTTCTGCTATATGTGCCTGTAGTGAAGCCATGATCTGTTTGGCCTGCGGATTTTGCCCGATCATCTGCGCTACCATCGGGTCTTGCATGAACGACATGTGTGTAGCTATGTGCGCATCGTGGTCCTGATAGATGAACGCTTTCATCGGCTTACCTACCAAGGCATCCATATTCTCGCTTATCGGATCGGCTGGCTGGGCATCATCTTTAGTTGGCACAAGTTTATCTGCGTTCTTCACACCTAGCACTTCTATCATCTGACGATGCAACTGAGGCAGGTCGTATATCTGTGGAGCCTGTGATGACATCTGTAACACTGTCTGATACTGCACAACGCGCTGGGCCATAGTAGAGTTGTTAGGATCACTGACAGGGATCACGTCCACCATCATATAGTCTGACCGCTTGGCTCCCACCTCACCTCTGGACGGTATGTATGCGTACTCTGTAGGAGCATACTCAGCCATGATAGCCTTGAGCAGTTTAAACTCCTGTTTCATCGCGTAATGTACACGTGCCTGCACAGCAGCCATAGGCTTGAGTGTGCGCTCTAGGAGAGCCAGTGTAGTGCCCACAGGAGCGTTGGCTGACATGTCTGATATGTCCATGTCACTGATAGCGCCTAGCCTACGTCCTTCAGTCGTAATTTGATTTAAGAGAGCAAGAAGAGTCTGGCTAGGTTCTTTGTAAGGAAGAGGCATAATGTTGTCACGGATAGACCCTGACGGTACATCTACATCTTTAAATTCACCGGGATTAATAGGAGAGTCGTCTCCCTTGATACGAAGCCCACGCGACTTCAAACCGCCGGGGAGGTTCGACAGTGTGCCTGCGTCAACCAGTTGCCGTATCAAGGAAGTTCCAGCACGGGCGTATCCACCAATGATGTGGATCAATCCAAGGCCATAAAAGCCAAATCCCGGTACGTAATTGTAGTGGACGAAGTGTTGTCGCTTGAGGGTTAGTGAGTCGCCCTCCTCGTAGTTTCTACGGATAGACAACACCTCGCCACTTCCACGCTCAATAGTGACAACGTAAGGACGAGCAATCTCATCGTCGTCATCAATACCTTCAATAAGAAGGTCGGCATGTATCTCGTAAACAGCATAGCGGTCATCATCAGTGAGCGAGTAGCCCCCGTCTTCCGCTTTCTTTTCTTCTATGTCTGTATGGTAGGGTTCTGGGTCTCCGAGGTCTACGTCACGGTAGAACCCTCCAGCCTGCAGCTTCTTCAACTCGTTCTTTGTCTTACGCATTACGTGCGTTACACGCTCTGCAGCCTCGATGTTAGACGCACCATAAGGTACAATGACATCCTCTGCAGAAATATAGATAGCAGCCTGACGTCCTAGATTGGGGTCGTAGTATACCTTCTTAAACGCGGAACCTGCCAAACCAAGGCTGTACAGCATGCGTTCATGCTCTGGGCGATACTCTACCATATTCTCGGTAAGCTCGTAGTTCATGTCAGCCTTAACGCGTTCAGCGGCTTCTGTCTTCTCTTGAGTCTCTTGCCCAAGCACCTTGGTCTTTACAGGGCCAGCAGCAGGCATAGTTTCACTCATAGTCTCGGCTTGGAACCGAATAGCTGCTTCGGCTAGTACAGTTGAATTAACACCGCAAGCACCATCCCACGGGTCTGTACGTTCCTCATATTTGAAACCCAGAACGTCCAGACCTTTTACAAACGTGTCCGCCCAGTCTTTACGTCCTTCTATGTCGGTGTTTACCTGCCCAACAAGATCACTTGATAAAGTCTCAAGATCGTCGTCCTCCATCAACTCGGCAAGGTTTGCACCAAACTCGGAAAAGTCTACCTCATTACCGGGTATTATAGTAATCTCCATACTGCCATCTGATAAAGTAACAGACTCAGGATCAACAATCTCAATCTCCATATCGGGGACTTCCATCTCCTCCATGTCGGTGATGCTGTCCTCTAACCCCTGCGGAGCTGCATATACACTTTTTTCAATAGCCATGTGTCACCTTCAATAATACCCGCCTCGGCGCTGTTTAAAATACTGTTGTTCTTCTGGTTCATCGCTAGGTAGCCGTATAAAGCCACCCTGTCTAAAGCGCATCAAAGCCATTACCGTTGAGTCTACAAGGTCATCATTACTCATAAATGGAAATCCTGCAATCTCTTCAACCACTTCTTCTGCCCACCTTGTCTGTGGAACCCAGCAAAGCCCAGATGCCACAATGTCTGCAACGGAATTGAGTCTGGCTAACTTATCACCTGACCCTCTATGTGGTGTGTACTCAGACACTGGTAGACCCATACGCCGCATCTCTTGATACAAGGCTACACCAGAGCTTTTCTTCTCCACAATGAACGAGTCCGGTTCCCAGTCTTGATACTCTTCCATCGCAAGTTGTTTAAGTTCTGGGAACTCCATACGCTGTTTTATGCTATTTAACAATATAATATTGTACGCGCTAGTCTCTTCGTTCAAGAATACACCCCATGTGGTAAGTGCTGTAAAGTCTGCACGGTTGTGTTTCTCGGCTGCGGCATCAAGTGACATGATAACATATTCACAGGACGGGGGTGTTTCTGGGGTCCACTCGTTCCACCACTCACGCTTAACTAACGCGGCCTCTTCTGTGGTTGGTTGCTGCTGATACTGCGAGTTCCACTGAAACACAGGCATAGAGGCTTTGGTACGCAGTAGTGCTTCTAGGTCAAAGAACTCAGGCCATAACGGCTTTTGAGTTGTCTTTTTTGTTTTCTTGTTAACCACGTCTAGTATAGCAGGGAACTCAACCACCTCATACTGGTCTGCACGTTCGTTCTTGCCCATGTCACGTACCACACGGCCTGTGAGGTCATCCAGATGCCAACGTGTCTGTATGATAGCCACACGTCCTCCGGGCATAAGACGGGTCCGAGCGCCGAAGGTAAACCACTCATACGCCTTCTCAAAGACACCAAAGTTGCCGTTAATCACATCTTGTTCAGAATGAGGATCATCAACAAGCAACAAATCAGCGCCACGCCCAGCAAGAGCAGAACCAATTCCACAAGCATAATACTCTCCCCCTACATGTGTGTTCCACCGACCTGCTGATTTGCTGTCTTGTGCGAGCTTAACTGTGGGAAATATAGCACTATAGGCTTCTAATGCGATAAGATTACGTACTTTACGTCCAAAATCTACCGCTAGATCAGTGGTGTGAGACACCATCATAACCTTTTTGTCTGGGTTTCTGCCTAAGAACCATGCTGGAAAGAAGATAGACACAAGCTGTGACTTACCATGACGTGGAGGTATATTGACGCAAATACGATCTTTATCCCCCTTTTCAATGCCCATGAGCAGGTCTGCAAGGATGCGGTGGTGCTTGCCTACGATAAACTCGGGCATCATAAGTTTGCAAAACTCAATCAAATCATCATATGCACGCTTGTTTGTGGACCTTGTGGAGAGTTCATCAACCATACGGTCAATCTCTCCCACTTCTTCGGCACTAAAAGAGTCAAGATTAGCGAGCATGACCTCAATATCGTCTTCGCTAAAGTCAAATCCTTCAGTCATCATCGTCAAACCCGAACTCTTCGTCTGTATTTATCGTTTGTGCCTCTAAAATCGTAGCATCTTCTACTTCTGGCTCTGGATTTACCAGTTTTGCGAGCTTGCTGCGGAGTTTTTCTTTGAGATCATCAGTAGTTTGGTGCGTAATTGTCACTTCTGACTTCTCAGTGAACAGTCCTACGTCTGAAATCTTACCCATAAGCTCTATAGCACGCATTCTTACACGTGGATCAGGGTTCTCAGACTCTATGATGAGTTTGTTTGTTACCAAATTGCGCAGTTGTTTGGAAGATTCTACCACAGAGTGGTTAAATTCCTCTATTATAGCCCCTGCCATCTTAACAGATGGAGGTGTGAGCTTCGCTGCGCGTTTGTTTGTGACCTTTCGAGACGTTTTATCGGGTGCCTGTGCGTATGAAGTAGCCAAAATAGCTGCAACTTCCTTGTCATCCTCGTCTGGAGTGGTGTCTAACCCGTGTTTTTCTAATTCTTCTACTGTGTTAGCCAGTGCAGAGGTGCGTTCGGGCAAAGGAATCTGCTTCGCCTCGTCCTCTAAAGGTACACCTAGTTCGGGTATTAGATTCAATGTCATATCTTTTCGCAGGTTATTAACCGTGTAACGTAATAATAGGTTACAAAAAATTTTTTGGCAAGGGTTTCTAAAAAGGGGTGGGGGGTTTTCAAAAAATAGCAATTTATTTGGCTGGATTAGTAATAATAGTATATATACGGAGTCACAAATGACAGCGCGGGGGGTCGGGGTGGGGTATGGTTAGGCCATATCAGTTTTTCGGGCACCTGCCCGAATTGTAAACTATGCCATATGGTAACATCTAATTACTTTTAGTGGGTAAACCCATTGCATAACACGTTATGACATGGCATAAATAGTTATCGGGACAGCAAGGCATTGGGTCGAGCGCCGATTATATGGAGTAAATACTATGACTACTATGACAAAATTGACTGAGAGACTAGCGACTATTGGCGCGAAGCATGGCGTTGAAGGCCTTGACCTAACCGAGGTGGGAGCAATGGATACTATCCATAAGGCCGAGGGTACGCTGGGTTCAACATATGCTTACATGGTGTCTACTGGCATACTGCCAACGGATTACTTATCCGCCAAGAATAAAGAAAGTACAGCGTCGGTTGAGCAATACACTGCACGCGGCGAAGCGGCAGGCATGATATGTTACACCAAGGCCGAACGTGCGGAACTGGCAACCAAATTGCCAAAGGACGCGCCGCAAGGGGAGAAGGACGCGCGTAAGGTGTTACAAGATCGACGCACCGAGTTACTTAAAACTATTCGACGCGGGTTGACTACAGCTCACAAGAACAAGTTTCCAGATGAATACAAATCTGGTGGCGCGAATGAGCCTAAGACTGCCATTGAAGATCTTGGCGCGTTAATGGAAAAGGCAATCAAGTTACTGCAAGGTGACAAGCCGTTTCCTGATACGTTCGCACATGACGACGCGGTAGCGGTTATCAAGGGTTTCCAGAAAACATTCTGCTAACACCTTACCACATGGGGCCAGCCTTCGGGTTGGCCCTTTTTTTGTGCCTTTTTTCGGGCACCTGCCCGAAAGTATTTCGATACCAGTAAGATATTAGCGGTACGCATTGCGTGTTGCGTTACACCACGGATCATGTTAGTTAGATATTACATTGCACCACAATGCCCTACTAGGCCCACTTCGGTGGGTCTTTTTTTATTCGGGCATCTGCCCGAAAGTTCTGATACCAGTAGATGGAGTAGCTCCACGCATAACACGGGTTGGTACGTTACACACAGTGTAGCCCATAAGATGTCACCAGATTGTACTTCGGGCAACTGCCCGAAAGATGCGATACCAGTAGATGGAGTAGCTCCACGCGTCTAAGGCATTGAAAACAAAAGAAAGTACCGTTTGTACCGTTCGTGTACCGTCTAAAAAGCGGCATAAGTTATTGAAAGTAAAAGAAAGTACCGTTTGTACCACTTTTTTAAGTATATATATCTTTCTTTTATTGAAGGGTCTAAGAGAGGGTCTTCGGGCTAAAATCCCTTTTATAAATCTATATGTATCATAGTGGTACAAACGGGACTTAGCTACTTGGCTTTATTATCAAGCACTTACAGACCCCCACAACGTCACAGAACGTCACAAAGCATTACAAGTCACAATACACCACTATACCCCAAAACTTGACATCCCCTTACCTATATGGTAAGATGTTATATGGTTGGTAAACAAAGGTACGTCTACTACCCAACCATAACCTTAACTTAACTTTCGGGCATCTGCCCGAATAACTGGAGAGACACTATGTATTATTTGTTACAACACAACGGTAATAAAATACCATGTAAGACTTGGAAGGACATACGAGAGAACCTGACAGGGTATGTAAGCCCCAAAGAGTTTGCAAGTGCGCAAGACACAATGAGTGACGCCTCGAGTGGTGTGTGGTGTTTTGTTTATGGGTTCCATGTTGATCGTCTTTATAAGGAATATCACAAGTGTGGAGCAGTGGCATGAACGAGACAGTAACAGTCCAAGGGTTCGCTTGGAACTCAAATACACGTACGTATTCCGACAAGATTACATACGAGGCACGTAACTGTGTTGACGCTCAGAACTGGATAGACCGCAAGTCAATGCAACTCGACAATCTGATGATACTACAAGACAACACCAAATTCCTTATGCAACAGATGATAGCCGCAGGGTCTACTCAATGAGTGGCGGCACGTGTGAATGTGTTGGTTGCGGCGAGGATTATAGTATCCGTCGTAGGCAGCTTGGGTACAACTTCTGCCTAGATTGTGGTGACTACAATGCCAAGGAGGAAAGACTTGGGTGGTGCATAGCTCCACTGCCCAAACAAGGGTACACATTAATATCGCGCAAGGAAGACTTGCTACAACTAAACCAGAAAACACGTTAACACACAGGAGGACACAAAAACTCACAACTTGACATTACTCGCTACTTGTGATACATTATAGGTAGTGAGTAAACCTATTTTAAAATTAACTTACCTTTCGGGCAGATGCCCGAATATCAAACGGAGGACTAAACTATGAATGATCTATTTACAGCCCCAAGCGTCGATACTGCACCAAGTATCTCTTCGTCAGCTATGATCGTTGACTTCAACGCAAGCGTGTACACTGCACGTAAGAAAGACCACAAAGCATCCGAGGAAGTGAACCACGCAAACAGCGCTGACAAGGGTATCGCCAATGTGTCTAAGAACTTACTAGGTAACTGTGCCGAGCTACAAGCAATACAGAAGTTTGTTGGTAATCTGCGCAACCTACACTACAGCATGACTTTGCCGTGGTCAGACAACGGGTCACGCCTGATAACCACAGCGGCATTCTTCAAATACAATGACGATATGACAAGGCTCATCGACGAGGGTTGGGACTTGGTGAGAGCGTTTGGTGACGTGTACGAGTGGAAGATCATGGACGCGCAAGCCACCAATGGCAGTCTTTGGAACCGCGACGAGTACCTAACAAAAGATGCAGTGATGCAGAAGTTTTCGTTCCGTCTGAACTACACACCTCTCCCTGAAGCAGGTGACTTCCGTATCGACATTGGCAACGAGGCTATGACACAGATTAAGTCTAAGTATGCCGCCCACTACACAACCCAGATCGAGGGCGCGATGAATGACCTGTGGCACAGGTTACATGACAACCTGACTACGCTTGCTCGACAGCTTGACGTCAATGAAGAGGGTAAGGGCAATCGTCTGTATGACAGTGTGTTTGAACAGGCACTGAACCTGACCGAGATGTTGGGTACGTGTAACGTGACACAGGATACCCAGATGGAAGCGATGCGCCGTCGGTTGGAAGATGTGTTGCATGGGACAAACCTTGAGCAGATCAAGAACTCACCCACGTTCCGCGAAGAGACGCGCACCAAACTCACAGCGGCAATCGCCGCACTACCAAGTCTGGATATGTAATGAAGGGTACTATCCGAGATTTCATCGGGGCCGTGTGTATCATGGCCCTACCTTTTCTAATACTATATATCGTCCACGGTTTTGGATATTAACTTTCGGGCATCTGCCCGAACAACAGGAGTATAGACTATGAACCAAGCACAACAAATGTACGCACTAGGTCTTGACCAATGTGTGACGCTGATCGGAGCTATCGGGAAAGACCGCACTGTTCTGATCCAAGGTGATCTAGGCAATGGCAAATCATCAACACTGCCCGAGTTGGGCAAGCTCAAGCCAACACATAGGACGTTCTATGTAGACTGCACGAGCCTTGACCTCGGTGACATTATGATCCCCATGATCATGGAGATTGACGAGAACAGCAAGTTCGTTCGCTATGTCACCAACGAGGAACTGGGTCTGCACATCAATGGGCCTGTTATCATTATGATTGACGAGTTCGGTAAAGCCAATCCATCTGTCAAGCTAGCGTTGTTGCGTCTCATACTAGAGCGTAAGATCGGTAGTTACACACTGCACCCCGACAGCATTGTGTATGCAACAACCAACAAAGGGTCAGAGGGTGTGGGTGACATGTTACCACCACACGCACGTAATCGCATGACTGTTGTGCAGGTGCGTAAGTCTACCAACATGGAGTGGATCGAATGGGGTATCAACAATGGTATCGACGCTAGTCTACTTGGTTGGTGCAAGGACAACCCTCACTTGTTCGCATCGTTCGAGGACGTGAAAGACCCTGATGAGAACGCATACATCTTCCACCCCAAGCAACAGAGGGCGGCGTTTGTTACACCCCGTTCGCTTCACGCGGCATCTGACATCCTACATCAACGGCACTTGTTTGACGATCAGACACTGACTTCCGCGCTGATGGGTACTATCGGTGATCGTGGTGCAATGGACTTGATGGCGTTTGTGAAACTGTCTGACCAACTACCTAGTCTACAGTCTATCAAGGACGAGCCAAAGACCGCCAAGGTTCCTGACAGTGCCGCCGCTGTATGTATGGTGGTGTATCGTACGCTTGCGTCAATCGAGTCCGAGTGGCTTAATGCGTGGATGGACTACATGCCACGTCTGGATAACGAAGCACAGGGTATGTTCGCCAATGGCGTTCGTGCGCCCAAGTATTCAAAGCAATCTATGGTGATGCAGAACAAGAAGTTCACCAAGTGGGCTATGGATAACAACTATCTGTTCACAGCAGATAAAACATAGGAGAGAGTAAATGAGTAAGCCTAAATACAAGAAATGGTCACAGGCAGATGATGCCGAACTGACCTTGATGCGCGAGGCGCGTACGTCAACCAAGGAGATAGCGAAAGCTCTCAAGCGTACACCTACGTCTGTAACTAATCGTATTGCTACGTTGGGTATACCTAAAGGTAGACATATTTCTAAAGAGACGTTGGATTTTCTTGCAAGAGAACGTGCGCGTGAGTTCGGGCAGATGCCCGAAAGTAAAATTGAAACAGTGCAAGGTTCACAACCCAAACCAGCGTGGTGGACGAGCATGATGTGGTGGAGGAAATAAAATGTTCGCATTAGGTAAACAACTTACAGAGGAGCAACGGCTGTCTAAAGCGGTCGTTGATATTATGCCTCGCATCCCAGAGATCGCAGGTATGCTGATGATCGGTGAACGTGTGATTGATGATACTGTGCAAACTGCTTGCACCAATGGGCGTGACGAGTGGTATGGTCGAGAGTTTGTGGCAGAAATATCTGACGCAGAGTTGCGGTTTGTCATAATACACGAGGTGTTCCACAAGATATATCGGCACTTGGTAACGTGGCAACACTTGTCCAAGCTGTGTCACCGCACAGCCAACATCTCAATGGACTATGACATCAACGGCAAGATCATCAAAGAGTATGGCAAGGACGGTTGGGTCAAGATGCCCGAAGGTGGTTGTCATAGTATCAAGTATGATGGTTGGGGTACGGCTAAGATATTCTGGGACATCTACGATCCCGAAGCCGCAAACGATCAACCACAAGATGGACGTGGTAAACCACAAGAAGGAGGTCAGGGCCAAGGTCAAGGTACACAGGGTAACAGCTTACCAGATGATGGTCACCCGACAGGCTTTGACGAACACGACTGGGAAGGTGCGCAAGATATGACCGCTGAAGAGAAGCGTGAGATCGAACGTGAGGTGGACGAGGCACTACGCCAAGGTTCATTGGTTGCAGGTAAGATGGGTAGCGGTGGTAATCGTGACCTTGATGAACTGCTACAGCCCAAGGTGGATTGGCGTGAAGTGTTGCGCGAGTTTGTGCAGACTACATGTGCAGGGTCTGACTACTCTACGTGGAAGCGTCCTAACAGACGATACATAGGTGCAGGTATTTACATGCCATCTGGTATCAGTGAGCAGGTCGATTGCATCGCGGAACACAATGACATGTCTGGTTCGATTGGCAAGCGTGAGCAACAGATAATGATCAGCGAGTTGGTGGGTATCTGTGAACAAGTCAAGCCTGACGAGTTACACGTAAGCTATTGGGACACTAAGGTGTGTGGGTATGAGAAGTATATCAACGACGAGTTGGACACAGTGGCAAAGCGTACCAAGCCCGTAGGTGGTGGTGGAACCGATGTGCGTTGTGTCCCTGAGTATCTGCGTACACATAACATAAAACCACAAGCGTCTATCGTGTTTACAGATGGCTATCTCTATGGCGGTTGGGGCGAGTGGGATCATCCTGTGTTGTGGGTGATTGTCGATAACAAGGAAGCAAAGCCTGATCATGGCGTTGTTGTTCACATTAAATCGGAGGATTTGTAAATGTCATCAGCACTAAGTAAGCGAAAGTTTACGCCACGCGCACGTTGGAGCCGAACCAATCCGTTTCAAGAAGACATTCGTGGGTTTGGAAAAGGCACTACTAAAAGGGGGGAAATTGATCCAGACAAAATCCCTGTAAATCGGAGAGAGCGCAGAGCTTTGGCCGCAGTAAAAAGGAGTAAAGACAATGGCAAAATGGAAGGAGATACCGTTGGGAAAAGTTAAGAACCTCTTCATGGATGAACAGGAGAAACTCGAGGATGAGAAAATGCGTTGGGGGTGTAACCCCACTGCCGAGGAAATGGACGCACTGTTGGACGATGTGTTCTACAAAGTGTGTGGCTTTGTTCCTGTGGCTAAATATGAGGAGGACGAGTAGTGTATAAAATTTCAATCCTATGGGGACAAAGCCCCGAAGATGGTCAAGAAGCGATCACCTACAAATTTAACACTCAAGCGGAGTTAGACGCATTTGAGCTTGGAATTGATGAAATGGATGGATGGCTTGGGTACGACGACGATGTGCCAGAGGGTCACGTTCATAGGGAGAACGAGTAGTGTTCTTATATGTCCTTGTGCTAACTTACGCACTGAATGAGGACACCCCATACTCTGAATGGGAAGAGAGTATCATATGGCTTCCCAACTACCAAGCCTGTGCAGATGCAATGGACGTAATGTATGACGTTGTGTATGCACACTACCCTAACAGCATTGGAAGGTGCATTGAAACGGACGTCCCTCGCGGGGGAGTCCTACGACCCAAGATAAGACCTAACAACTTATGACTTAACTTTCGGGCAGGTGCCCGAATAACAAATGGAGTAACATACTATGGCTATACAATGGCTACAATACGAAGGCTTTGATCACATTGCCAATCAGTACGCAAATACCAAACCACTGATATCGAAATGTCACACGCGTGAAGAGGACATACGTCCCCTCGGTGACCGCAACCGCAAACAAGAGCGCATCAAGAAGATCAGTGACAACTGCTACGTCCTACAAGATGGGTATCACAGTGGTGATGAGGTGTTCGGTGGCTATCACCGATACAACAGGGATGATCCCTACGCGCCAACCAAACCAACCGAAGCAGAGATAGTCAAACTCGCACCTATCGTATGGCGTAAGCACAGAGATGGTTCGGAGACTATTACAATACGTAATGGCACAGGCTACGGTGCGCACAATGGTAGGTATAGCTTCTTAGACAGACACCTGCCAATGGGGCTTCAGTTTATCATACGTAATGGCAAACATTTTATCCTATGTCAAAATAACGGGGTAGAATACTATCTCGCCAAGAGTTTGACGATGGCAGAACATGCCATACCCAAGAAACATATTAAAGGTAGTAGGATCAAAACGGCTGAAGGACGCATGGGTGGCTACACCACACGTGACGATGGTGTGTCATTGACGTTCAAGCGTATCACCAAATACCAAAGGTGTTTTGAGTTTGTCAGTGGTGGTAAACCGATACCCAAACCACCAAGGAAGGTCGTGGACAAGGAAGCCAAGGCTAAGATGAAAGATGCTATCATTGCGTTCCGTAATTGGTCGTCGATTATGTTTCCTATGCTACCTAAAGATGATCGTGAGTACAGAAGTCGTTTGATGCAGGAGTTGTCAGAACAAACAAACGGAGCTTTTAGTCCGTACATGTGGAACGTGATAGACAGCTTCGGAGATAAGTTCGAGCTATCTCGTGACATCATATCAGATGAGGATCACCCACTGCGGTTGCATCTGGCGTACTTCTTGTTCAGTTCTATCGAAGACATATACGACGAGGATATGGATGCCGTTGCGAGTAGAGCGTATGTGATGTCGGTGTTCAACAGAAGAATAAACAAAGTGTGTAATTTTACAAAAACAGTGAAAGGGTGAAACTATGTCTTACAAACATAAATTGGTGAGTGACGCACGTGAGCATGCCGAGGCTCATTCGGGTGATCTAATTCACTCGCAAGAACTTAGAAACTTCCGCATACGGGTGCATAAAGACTTGCGTGGCGTCGAGACGTTTCCACGTTGCCGCAACTCTGCGTGGGTGTGTATAAAGGGTGAGCCTATGGCTCTGGGTTGGATAGGTTATGGTGACTACCAAACCAGCAAAAGCGGTGACCCTAAGTATGTTGTGTACGCACGTGATGTGGCGAACATGAAGTACAGCGATTACACAGAGCAATACTACATGCGCATGGCGGTCAACATAGATACGGCTGTGAAACATGCTAAGAGGTTCATGCGTAAGTACACCACAGATGAGATCGCTAAAGTGTTTGCAGGGGACATCAAGAGAGCAGTGCGTCAGGTAAAAGGCGCGGCAGATGATGCGTACGAAATTGCTCGAGCCGACGTTGGTATCAAGAACTCTAGCTACAGCGGTGATGCGGATAAAAGGCTTATGTCTGAACTGTTCAATATGATTCATGCAGGGCATAAGTTCGTGGACGCTGAACTGGATACAAACATACGCACACTCATGGCAAAGAAGAAGGAGAGCGATAGGTTCGGCGATGCAGACATACCTGTGGACTTCTTACGTACATACGAACACTACGATGGTATGCGTGTGGATACTACGAGGATAGCAGACGTTATGTCTTACAAAACAGAGCCTATGTACGACCACAAACATACGTATCTTGCTCAAGACTTGCCCGAAGAACTTGCAGGTAAGGTGGCAGTTATGTCTATGTGTGAGAATGGTCACTTCGTCGAAGGCGTTGGCTACAAAGTGAATGACGCCATGTTCTACTTCTATGTAGAAGACGTTACCACGTGAGTAGGTTCCCAGACATCACATACCACGTACAGATACACCACGACACTAAAATAGTCTCAGTAACAACATTAGGTATTAACAGTGTTGACTCAGAGACTATAGGTGCGTATGCTTCTGTGAACAAACTCCCTGCGTGGATGCAAGATAAGCTAGCAACACTTATGATGTTGGATATACCACCACCACTAAACGATGTAGATGGTGTTGGCAGTAGGCTTGGTCCGTATCTATACTGGGTATACAAATAAATTCGGGCAGGTGCCCGAAACTCAACGGGGTGGTGTAGTGCCACCCCCACAACTGGTATCGATGGAGAGACTATGACCCCCGAAGCAAAAGTTAAAAAAGTTGTCACTAAACAACTAAAAGAATTAGGCGCGTATTATTTTTACCCTGTTACTGGCGGCTACGGCAAAAGCGGTGTGCCTGACATAGTAGGGTGTTACAAAGGGTTCTTCTTTGGGTTCGAGTGCAAGGCAGGTAAGAACACAGCCACACCTCTGCAAGAGAAGAACTTGAAAGAAATCAACCATGCAGGTGGGCTTGACCTAATAGTGAACGAAGAAAATATGAACTCCATTACGAGAGTTCTATCACGCTGGTCTGTATCCAAACATCACTAACACTAAGGCCAAGCTGTGAGAGGCCTTGCGACATAGTCTAAATATCCACAGCAACATGGGCAAAGATAACTCCACCCGAGACACTCTTCTTTGTGACCATGTCGGAGAAACTACGAGACAGTTAGTCCCTGCGTTTACGCGTGGGGCACCTAACAACTGAGGAGGAGTAAGATGGATAAGTTTGATCGTTTAGAGAGTCTTTTAAGAAAAGCTAAAGACCCTGCTTGTTCTTTTGAAGAGGCATCATCCGCTAGAGATATGGCTGAAAAGCTAATGAAGCAAATTGGCGAAACTCGTAACACAAAAGAAAAAATATTTGTTAAAGGTTTTTACGCCAAGGAGCCGATTGATAAACCCCCGTGGGTCTTATTTGATTTGCATATTAGGCGTGAAGAGTTGATTAATTGGCTTCAACAAGAAGAAGGCCCGTGGATTAACGCGCAAGTTTGCAGAAGTAAAACCACGGATAAGTGGTACGCAGAAGTAAATCAATGGGCATCTAAAAAATGAGGAGGAGTAAATGGAAGACGAAAAACTAACCCCGTTCCAAGAGAGCGAACTAAAATACCTGAGACAACAGGTGGATAACCTACAAGATAAGGAAAACAGCAGAGAAAAATACTTCAACGTACAACAAGACTTATGGGTAGCACGTGAGGAGTTAGATATGTTTGTGAAGAGCCTACGAGCAGAAGGGAAGAACATATGAATAAAGTAGACCTTATGGGTGTGAAGGATAAGAACGCGTTCAGCGATGCCCTTAAAACAACCAAGCAAGGTGACACTATAAGGTATCACACTGGGTACTACGCAGGGGGATTGTTTAAACACGATGCTCTCATGGCGGCAGAAGCACGGCTGGTGAACCTTGTGCAGAAGAAGTTAGGTGCAGGGCTGTTCCAATACATAGCGCAACGCACCAAGAAGAAATTCAAAAAGTAATCGTTTAGGAGAACGACATGGCTAAGAAATTAAAGCGCGGTAATAAACAAGTGAAGATATGGTCTTATAAAGTTGACCACCCATTGGCTACGGCAAGCGAAGTTGCCAAGGCTACCAACACGTCCTACGGGTACGTGTACAAACTGTTTCAAAGTATCGGCACACCGAAGGAAGTATTTGAAGCGGAAGCAAAAGCAAAACCTACTGCTGTATTATCTGACCCAGTGGTTACAGAACACTCACGTTGGAGGTCACGAGGTAATATCTTAGACACAGCCAAGCAATATGTGGACACAGATCGTGCGGAAGAACATGGTGACATGGAAGATAACTTTCAGCGTATCGCCGCCTATTGGAACGCGCATCTTGGGTTAGTAAGTTACATCAAGGACACTGATGTTGCGGTTATGATGACCCTGCTAAAGGTAGCACGTATCCATTCAAACACCGAGAATGTTGACAACTGGATTGACGCATGTGGTTACATGGCATGTGGTGGTGAGTTAGCTGGTAAAGACTAATGGACCTCATAACCCTAGACTTTGAAACATTTTACGACAAAGACTATTCTCTGCGTAAGATGACAACAGAAGCCTACGTCCGTGATCCTCGTTTTGAGGTGATCGGCGTGGCTATAAAAGTTAACAATGAGGAAACGGAGTGGGCTAGTGGCACGAAGGAACAGGTTAAAAAGTATCTCGACACCTTCAACTGGGGCGAAGCTATGTTACTTTGTCATAATACTATGTTTGATGGTGCCATTCTTAATTGGTGTTTTGATATTCGTCCTCGGATGTATACCGATACTCTGTGTATTGCCCGTGCCCTACATGGGACTGAAGCTCGCGCAAGTCTCGCTGCGTTATCTGAAAGGTACAATCTCGGCGTTAAGGGGACAGAGGTCTTGGACGCACTTGGAAAAGGGCGTAGAGATTTTGAACCCGAAGAACTAGGTGCGTACGGGGACTATTGTATCAATGACGTAAACCTAACGTATAAGTTGTTTAGTGTTATGGCACGTAAGTTTCCTAAGTCGGAGCTACGTTTGATTGACCTTACCCTGCGTATGTACACTGAGCCTACCCTAGACTTAGACGGGGACTTGCTGGCCTCACATCTTATCGACATCAAAGAGCGTAAGGATAAGTTGTTAGTAGATGCAGGTGTACCTGACAAGAAGGAGCTGATGTCTAACCCCAAGTTTGCCGAGTTGCTAAAAGGGTTTGGGGTAGAACCTCCTATGAAGATCAGCCCGACCACAGACAAAGAGACGTTTGCGTTTGCTAAATCAGACGAAGGGTTCAAAGCACTGCTCGACCATGAGAACGAGAATGTGCAGTCTCTAGTAGCGGCACGGCTCGGCACCAAGTCTACCTTGGAAGAGACACGTACACAGCGTTTTATAGACATCGCAAGGCGTGGGCTTCTACCCGTACCTGTAAGATATTATGCGGCACACACAGGACGTTGGGGTGGCGACGACAAGATAAACCTGCAGAACCTACCTAGCCGTGGTCCGAACGGCAAGAAATTAAAGAGTAGCATTGTGGCCCCCGAGGGGTATTCCCTCATAGATTGTGATAGTTCGCAGATCGAAGCACGGGTGTTGGCATGGTTAGCAGGTCAAGATGATCTCACCACTGCGTTTGCCAATGGGGATGATGTGTATAAGCACATGGCGTCCAGTATATATAACGTGCCATCAGACGGGGTGAACAAGGATCAGAGGTTCGTGGGTAAGACTACAATCCTCGGTGCAGGGTACGGCATGGGTGCAGTCAAGTTTCAAGCACAGTTGCAGACGTTTGGTTTTGACATGGAGCTTGATGAAGCACGTCGCATCATTGACATATACCGAAATACCAACGGGGCTATCAGTCAGCTATGGCGTGATGCCAACAACATGGTGCAGTGTATGGCGCGTGGCGATAGCGTACAGTTTGGTAAGTCAGGTGTCTTGCAAGTAGACGCACGGAAGAACGCCATCATGTTACCCTCTGGACTGCCTATGTTTTATCATGGCTTGGCGGCAGAGAAATCCGAACGTGGCTACGAGTATACCTACCGAACAAGAAAAGGTCCGAATCGGATCTATGGCGGTAAGGTGGTGGAGAACGTGTGTCAAGCTGTTGCACGTTGTATCATAGGGCACCAAATGATACTACTTGCCAAGAAGTACAAGGCTGTGCTAACTGTACATGACTCAATAATCACATGTGTACGTGACGAAGAACTAGATGAAGCGCAAGCGTACATGGAAGAGTGCATGAGCCAGACGCCTGATTGGGCCGAAGGATTACCTATCACCTGTGAAAGTGGCACGGGTAAATCATATGGAGAATGTGAGTGACGAAGGTAGCCCCGTGGTCGTTTAGTAGAATTAAAGCGTTTGAGCAGTGCCCTAAACAGTTTTACCACGAGAAGATACTCAAGGAGTTTCCGTTCAAGGAGACTGAGGCTATACTGTATGGCTCCGCATTTCATAAGATGGCAGAGGACTTTGTTGGTAAGGACGTACCTGTCCCCGCTAAGTTTGGCTTTGCAGAGGAAGCCCTAACATCTTTGAGGGATCGCAAGGGCGATAAGCTATGTGAGATAAAGCTAGGTATAACAGAGAACCTAGAAGCCTGTGACTTCTACGCCAAGGACGTTTGGTTCCGTGGTATTGCTGATCTGGTAATACTCGACGATGATCTTGCGTGGGTGGTAGACTACAAGACAGGCAAGTCAGCAAAGTACGCAGACAAGGGTCAGCTAGAATTAATGGCCTTGGGCGTGTTTGCAAAGTACCCCCAAATCAAAACTGTACGTGCAGGGTTACTCTTTGTTGTGTGTAATGCCTTGGTAAAAGATACTTACATGGAGTATGATAGCGGCAAGCTGTGGGAAAAGTGGTTGGGTAAGTACGCTCAAATGAAGACTGCGGCAGATGAAGATATGTGGAACGCACGACCTAACGGGTTATGCAGACGCCACTGCCCTGTAATTGAATGTGTTCACAATGGAGCAAACGGATGAGAAAACGTAAGAAACAAGTCAACGCCCCCGTAGGTAGTGCTACGTTTGAGAGACGTATGGAACGTCAGCGTGCGCGGCGCAAGGTTGATAAAGAAGGCGTAGACCGCAACGGTAACGGTAAGGCCGACAAACGTGAAGGTAAAGATGTCAGCCACAAGAAGGCTTTGGTCAAAGGTGGCAAGAATAGAGACGGAATACGTATAGAGAGTTCGAGTAAGAACCGCGCCCGTAACTATAAGAAGAAAAAATAATTCGGGCAGGTGCCCGAAAGGAGAACTAAATGCAGATTATTGAGGGTAAGGCGTTGCTACTAAAGCTACGCAATCCAAAACGTGTCACTGAAACAGTACCAAAGAGTACCGAAGTGCGCGATAACGAGGTGTTGGTGAACTGGGGCATTGATGAGATGCACACACTAAAACGCCTTAATATCAACGTGCCATCACCTATACAGAGCCAGTATACGTGGACGGGTAAACACGTACCCTTTGACCACCAGAAGAAGACATCAGCTTTCTTTACTATGAACCGCAAGTCCTTTTGCTTCAACGAGCAGGGTACGGGCAAGACCGCAAGTGCAATATGGGCGGCTGACTACTTGATGAAACAAGGCAAGATCAATCGCGTGTTGGTTATCTGCCCTCTATCTATTATGGATTCAGCATGGCGCGAAGACCTGTTTACCTTTGCTCCACATCGCAGTGTAGACATAGCTCATGGTGCATCTAAAAAACGTAAGGCAATCATAGAACAAGGCGCAGAGTTTGTCATAATAAATTATGATGGTGTAGAAATCGTGTCCAAAGAGATAGCGGAAGGCGGCTTTGACCTTATCGTTGTAGACGAGGCGACACACTACAAGAACACACAGTCTCAACGGTGGAAGACATTAAAGCGTTTGATAAAAGATGATACATGGCTGTGGATGATGACGGGCACACCTGCCGCACAGTCTCCGCTTGATGCCTATGGCTTGGCTAAAATGGTCAACCCCGACTCAGTGCCACGGTTCTTTGGTTCTTTCAGAGACATGGTGATGCGCAAGATCACACAGTTTAGGTGGATAGTTAAACCCGAAGCAACTGACCTTGTGTTTAACGTATTGCAACCTGCCATACGGTTTACCAAAGAAGAATGTCTTGACTTGCCTGACATGACGTATGTGAAACGCAAAGTAGAGTTAACGAGGCAACAAAAGAAATACTACGACCTGTTAAAGAAGAAACTTGTTATGACGGTGGGTGGTGACGAGGTAACTGCAATCAACGCCGCTGTTGTTATGAACAAGCTATTACAAATATCAGCAGGGGCAGTTTACACAGATGAGGGTGACACCTTAGAGTTTGACATCAAACACAGATACAAAGTGTTGCGAGAGGTGATCGACGAGAGTAGCCAGAAAGTTCTCATATTCGTGCCGTTCAGACACACCATTGACATACTCACAGATAAATTGCGTAATGACAAAATTACCACTGAAGTCATACGTGGTGACGTACCTGTGAATAGACGCACGGATATATTTAAACGGTTTCAAACAACTAATGAACCACGTGTGTTAGTTATCCAACCGCAATCAGCGGCACATGGTGTTACGTTAACAGCAGCTAATACAGTTGTGTGGTGGGGGCCAACGCCTTCATTGGAAACCTATGCGCAAGCAAACGCACGGGTGCATCGGTCAGGTCAGAAGCATCCATGTACTGTCGTACAGCTTCAAGGCTCTGCTGTGGAAAAGCGTGTTTACTCACTGCTTGATAATAGAATTGACGTCCACACAAAAATGATTGATTTATACAAAGAAATACTTGACTAGCATATTGTTCAATACTACAGTGTAATTCTCGCTAGTGTAGGAGGATTAAGATGAGCGATAATTCTGATATACCTGCGGACAAACTTACTAAGGCTTACATTAAGATAAGGTCAGAAAGGTCACTACTGTCTGCGGAGTTTAAGGAAAAAGACGGAGCGTTGGTTCGCCAACTGGATGTCTTGAAGAAAGCGTTGTTAGACTATTGTGATGTACACAATGTCGAGAGCGTACGAACCTCCGAGGGTTTGTTTTTTAGGTCTAGTAAAACAAAATACTGGACGGGAGATTGGGAGTCCATGTACGAATTTATAAAAGAACATGACATGCCCGAGTTCTTGGACCGCCGTTTGAACCAGACCAATGTCAAACAATTCCTAGAGGAAAACCCAGATGTTATGCCGAAAGGTCTTAACATTGATGTTGAGCATGTAATCTCAGTTAGGAAGAAGTAATGGCAGAACCCTTTGTGCAAATAGAGGAGTTGGCAAAGCACTTTGCAGTGTCGATTTCTACAATAAGAGCGTGGGTACGGCAGGGGCACATCCCTAAAACCACGTACATCAAGATCGGGAATACATACCGATTTAATAAAACCTCAGTGACTGAAGCACTTACAAAGAGTGCGCAGGACGTGGACGAGACTTTAATTGAAGAGCAATTAGAGTTCGATTTTAACCCAGACCAAGACGTATAACGCCAGATAGGAGAACGATATGGCAGAGATTTATATTATTGAAAACGTGGAAGCACTATGGCCCAAACTTAATCAGACATACGCGTTTGATAAAAAAGCCAACAAGCACATGCCTTGTGGTCCACGAGATACTAACGCTGCATTTTCTGTAGACTTTCGTGCAGATAGTGGCACTGCGAAAGCATTGTTCGCACAAATGAGTGGCGCGTATAATGCCAACAGAGAGAAATCTTGGCCCGAAAAGCTAACGATGGAAGCGTCACCGTTGGTTAAAGACGACGATGGTACGTTTAAAGGTACGTCTAACATAAAAGGTGCTTACAGCGGTAGGATCACAGACAAGCCTGTGGAGTTAGACAGCCAAGGTAATTCGTTACCCGACGATTTTGAATTGACCACAGGTAGCACAATAAACATTGCGGTGACCTTTGTTCCTTATCACATGTCAAAAGACAACTGGGGTGTGAGCCTACGATTGCAAGCTGTTCAAGTAATTAAATACGTTACTAGACCCGTGCGTAATCCGTTTGGTAACGTAGCAGGTGGCTATGTTGTTGAAGTTAATGAAGCTGAAGAAACTGCTAAGAAAGCATTTCAGTCAAACAACGTGTTAGAAGAAACAGACGTAGACGATATGTTTGAAGATGAGCCAGTAAAAAAGACTGCAAAGAAAGCAGAGACTGCATCATCGGAAGAAAAACTCGACTTAACCAATATAGTTGAAGGTTGGGACGACTAAACGATCCTATGCCACGGCTATTAATTTAGCCGTGGTTAACCTTACAATGGCGAGTGGTGGCTATGGAAACGAAAAGATTTTTAGACTTAGTATTAGAGGACGATGGTCATTACTGCGTATTTGCGGCAAGAGATGGCACCGTCAAGCAGAAGTTCTATACCTCTGTAGAAGATGTTATAAGCGCGGCTACGGATTTTGATGCGAATGGGTATGACGCCTACTTTGCACTAGCCACGTTAGAAGAAGCAGGTTCACGCAAGGCAGATAACGTCAGGTCGTTGAAATCATTCTTCCTAGATTTAGACTGTGGTCCAGACAAAGAGTTTGTTGACCAGAAGACCGCAATTACAGAACTAAAACATTTCTGTAAGAGTAACAATTTACCCACACCAACTCTTATTAACTCAGGGCGTGGTGTGCATGTATACTGGATTTTGTCGGAGGCAGTCACACGTGATGATTGGTGGCCTGTTGCTGAACGTCTCAAACAACTGTGCGATACTGATGGGTTTAAGGCTGACCCTGCCGTGACGTCTGATGTAGCGCGTGTGTTACGTATACCGTTCACGCATAATCACAAGAGTGACCCCCCTGCCCCTGTTACGTTTTTTGGTGTGGAAGCTATCAGTACCGTGGACTTTGATACGTTTGCGGAATTGATAGGGGGTGACCCGATACCAGTACCACACAGATACGCTTCTGACAGCACAAGCGCGTTCTTGGACGCACTCAACGAAAACCGAAAAGGTAGCTTCAAGCGTCTCTTAATTAAGACTGCTAACGGCAATGGCTGTGCGCAGATAGAACACATCATTAATAATCAGCAGACAATATCACATGATATGTGGCGTTCGGGGTTATCTATAGCAAAGGTATGTAAGGACGGGGACAGAGCCGCAGAGCTTATGTCTAGTCAGCACGACGATTACAGTTTAGAAGCCACACTCCGCAAGATGCAAGACACAGGGGGTCCACACTTCTGCAAGACGTTCGAGATGTACAACGACATATGTGACGAGTGCCCTAATAAAGGCAAGATAACTACACCTGCTATGTTGACCAAAGAGATAGCCGAAGCCACACCCGAAGATAACATATTAGAGGAAGAGGTGGGCGGTACGACCAAGACAGTATCAATACCTACGTTTCCCAAGCCATACTTTCGAGGGCAGAACGGTGGGGTATACGTACGTGGTACAGATGCAGAAGGTGACCCAGAAGAAGTATGTATATACCACAACGACTTTTACGTTACTCGCCGTTTACATGATGTAGAGTTGGGCGAGGTTATATCATTTGCACTGCACCTGCCGAGAGATGGCATGCGTGAATTTGTTGTGCCATTGTCCTCTATCACGTCACGTGAAGAATTTCGTAAACACATGTCTATGCAGGGCATAACAACTTTTGGGAAGGATGTAGATAAACTCATGTTATACACAGCCGCATGGATAAACGAGTTACAACAGACAACAGCAGCTAGCCAAGCACACCAGCAATTTGGTTGGGTTGATGATACTAAGGTAGATGAGTTTGTGTTTGGTGACCAATTAATTACTGCTCAAGGTGTTGAGTACAACCCACCCTCTGCAAAAACTTCGGGGTACATAGAGAAGTTTAAACCTAAAGGTACGCAAGAGCGTAGTAGAGAGATACTTGATTGGTACAACCGTGATGGCATGGAATTACATCAATTTACCGTATGTGGTGGTTTTGGCACCATACTCATGCCACTTACGGGTCTGTACAGTCTAGGCGTACATCTGTTCGGTGAAACAGGTGGTGGTAAAACAACTGCTATGTACGCAGCGTCGTCTATATGGGGTGACCCTCGTGGGCTAATAGCCACTGGAGGAGATACGGTTAACTCTAAAATGAACCAAGCGGAACTTATGCACAACCTGATGTTAAACACAGATGAGTTGACAAACTTTACTCCTAAAGAGGCATCAAAGTACGCATACCAACTGTCTGAAGGGGTACAGAAAAATCGTATGGCAGGTGGGGGTAATCACGAACGTGTTAGGGGTAAGCCTTGGCGGCTACTGGCATTCTCTACAGGTAACGTGAGTATATATGCGCAAATGGCTATGTATAAAAGTAACACTAAAGCCGAGATGCAACGACTACTAGAGCTTAGAGTAGATGAGATGCCTCGTGTTGACGTTAACCAGCAGGAAGCAGATGCACAACTTAGGGACGTACAGCTTAATTATGGTCACTTTGGACCAGAGTTTGTGCAGTATGTCATAAACAACAAAGCTACTATTGCCGCAGATTACGCACAGATAAAGGCCAAGCTAGACAAAGCGGCAGGGCTTAATAACGTCAACCGCTTCTGGTCTGGTGGGTGTGCGTCTATCTTGACCGGAGCCTTGGCAGCTAAACGTCTAGGTATAATATCTTATGACTTAAAGAAATTGTTTGTATGGGTTGTTGGTATGTTGATCACGGTGAAATCATTTGTAGACGATAGCACCGCGTCTGTTCAGACATTGGTCACAGAGTTTGCCACAGAAAATTGGGGTAGCATACTCAAGATCAAGAGTACGGAAACTTCACATGCTACGGAGGGTATAGTCCCTATGGTTATCCCCGAACAGAATCCACGAGGGACGTTTGTTGCAAGGTTTGAGACAGACACAAATATGTTCTATATCGTACCCAAGGCTTTCAAGACATGGCTTGGTGAGCAGAAGCTCGACTACACTAGCACTGTAGACGGGATGAAAAATCAAATGGGGGCGAAGCGCGTACAGATAAGACTTGCAAAAGGCACTAGCTTCAACCTACCTCCTATACGCACTATAGCAGTGAAGTTGGAAGGGTTTAGTGGTGTACCAGAAACCTCTTAAAGTTGACGATCTGAATCCTGATACTGTTAAGATTATAGTACAATGGGACGATATGGTTGTCGGTGCGTCTGTGTTTATACCTTGCATAGATACAGAAAAAGCCAAACAACAGGTAGAAAAAGTTGTAACTGCAAAATCATGGCAAGTAGAAACACGGGTTAGAATAGAAGATAAAATGTTTGGGCTTCGCATTTGGAGAATTGTGTGATACCCTACACATGACAAGTTTAGACATGCTTGTCGTTCTCCTACTACCCCCTCGTCGGGTCAGGTTTCGCACTGCAAAGATGAGGGGTTTTTTAGTTAAAGATTTGTAACCCCTGATCGTACTCTTCTAAACTACGGCGCATCAAGGGTGTATACTCAATTCCACCAATCATCTTGCTTGTACGAGTACCGAACGCTTTACGAGACCTTTTAATTGTGTCTGCCAAGATAATATTTTTTCCGCGAGCCGCACGAGGTAGACTACGATTGTACTCACGTATCTCTTTTATCGCTTGTTTGTAAGCGTCACTATCTCCATTTGCGGCTGCAATGTTAGCCTTACGCAATAAAGTGGTGCGTTGTTTACCAAGGTAACCTACCTTTCGCCGTTCGTTCTTATTGATGTCATATTGTCTTATGAGGTCTTCGTTAGCAAACCCAGCAAACTGACCCAGTATCTGTCCAACACCTATATCCTCTACCACAGCATCGCCCCTGCGTGTCGCAACTTCTCCTGTTGTTATCTGTTTACCGCCTTTTACCACATTACGAAGCGCAGCAGGTAGAATAGCTTCTACACCTTTTAAGTTTTCGCCTTCAGCAAACAAATCGTAACCACGATCAAAACTCATATAAATGCCCACTAGAGGGCCACCAAGTTGTTCTACAAGCGTTACCAACCCTGCTTGGTCTTTGTCTATAATTGGTGGTCGATACAGCAAACTATTCATGCCGATACGGCTAGCAACGTCTACTCCTAGGGCCGCGTTTACAATACCTTTGTAGAACCCTTCGCCAACAGTTTTACGAAGCATAGCATCAAAATCGTCTTCTGAATCGTCATGCACTGCATCGTATAGTTGACCCAACGCACCCATGAGAGGCATCCCTGCAACTCCTGCAAATAGTCCTGTGGATATAAGGAAACGTCCTAGCTGATGTTGAGCGATCCTACGGTTTTCTTTTGTATTGGCGTCCCCCCCTGCTTGAAACGCATCGTTCGTCATAGTTGCCATCATATGGTACTTACTAATAGCAAACCGTTTAAACAACATGGCTACGTTACCGATTGGCCCCTGTGCCAAAACAGGCCGACCTGCTGATGCTGTAGCACCAAGGGTAAACTGTGTTTCATCAATAGCAACCATAGCCGCCTTTTGTTTTTCAGCAAGAGTTAACGCGCTACCCTTCTTTGTTTTCATACGGTTTAATTCTAATAAGTAGTTAGCAGTCATAGCAATTTCACGGTTGTAACGCTCTGAGTGGTGGAACAGAAAACTCGTCCATGAGTTTATTTTTTCTATACGGTCTTTTGCGTTACCCATGTCCAGTTCTTCTTGGTTTAAAGACTGGTTTATTTGTGCGTTTTCTGTAGCAATGTCTGCCAACACTTCTATGTCTTTTAGTTCTGATGATAAGTTAGGATCAGTGTAATCATAGTTACCTATGGAAAACCCAGCTATTCCCACATTTACTTTACGTTTTATCATTTTGCCTTCTGGTCCCATGACTTCAATCATTTTGGTTTTAGGACTTTTAGCAAGAATTGCTGCTGCACTACCCATCGCTTTAAAAGTAGCTTTATCTCCGTACTTGCCCATGAGACGTGGGGTGGTACTCATAAAGACATCGAACGTGGTGATAGCAGCGGAAGAAAGATTCCAACCCATTGTCCACGCATACCCTGCGGCAGTAAGTGATTGAGACCATCGTGGTATATTAGGGTTTTTAGCAAAATTAGCGATTTGATTTACTCTGCTCTTATACAGCGCTGTAGTAGTGTCGGTGCTATCAGGGTCTATTTTTTCTAAAACTTCTCGTTGGAAAGTTTGTATTTTAGCACCAAACTCCATTTGAACAAGTTGACGATTGTAGTCTCTACCTTTGTTCTGCACCATATCTACAAGGTTAAACGCCTCTGCTGCCATACCCGTAGGTGTAACATCTCCTAAGAAACCACGAACATCTTTACGTTGTCTAAATGATTGCATAAACGAGCGTTCTGGCATGGAGTCAATGGCAAGGTCTAAAATTCTATTAACTGTCTCAGGGTCTGCTTTTTCTGCTTCTAGTACCTTTAATACGTTGTAAACAAACGATCCGTCAGGTGCTTTGCTGAAATCTCTTTTGCCTTCTTTAGTGCCCGATATAGGTTCTACATTTACCTGCGCACGTCGAGGGTCATTGGCAGGTAGTTTTGCCAAAGAGGTTTTGTTGTACTCTTGAAGATTTACTTTAGCCTTTTCGCGTTGCCTCATTGTTTTAAAATATTCTACAAATGTTTCAACTATACCTGTCTTAGGATCAATGGCGTTATACTGTAGGCGATGTATGCCTTCGCGTGTTAAAGGAGCAAAAGGTTTAATAGTTCCGCGTTCTTGATTTAACAACTCAACCAGTTTATCTTTAACTCTTTTTTGACCTTTAGGATCAGCTATAGTAGCCGCAAGGTTTGCGTTAACTGCATCCATGACATCAAGCAAAGATTTTTCAAAAGTAAAAGTTACTACTTTATATAGGTCTTGGCCTTCTGTACCTAAACTGTTGTATTGCGCACGTAGTTTTTTATGAATTTCACGAGCAATTTTTACGTTATCAGGGTCAACATCAGCTTGTTTAAACCCGTATGCTTTATCAAAATCTGCTTCTCGTGGATCAATACGTTCATAAGTTGCATTGGGGACTAACGACTGCAGAGTGTTAAACTTCTGCAAATTTTTCTTTTTAAATCTTCTTAGGTCTGCAACGATAGGGTCTAAGGATGCGTTACGTACGCGCAAAGAAGCACTCATGTTGTTTATTATGTTGTTAAGTTGTTTGGCCCCGGGGATACGTGACTCCGACAGTTCTGTTAAGATGTTAACAGGTTGCAAGTCTAACCATAATTTTTTTGCTGGCAGTGGGATTTTGCTACCCATAAAGTTCCTAGATAGCTGAATATAGTCGTATAGGTTTTTACCTTTTGCATTGATTGCAATTTTAGACGCTAAATTGTTTATGGCTTCTCCTGCATCTTTAGGAATTTTAAGTTGCATATACATTTTAGTAGCTGCACGCCCATCGTACGTTGGTGCAATTATCTCCTGTACCAGCTTGTCCACTGCATCGAATGTAGATGTCTCAGGCACTGTGGGACGGCCTATTAAGGTACGTACAAAGTTAGCTATAGCTCGGACCAACTGTTGAAACGGGTTACGTCCGTTTACTGTGGTGGTTTTTAATTGAGTTGAGAAATCAGGGTTAGCTTGGTACTCTGCAACGAACTCATCTAAGTTATTTAGACCATACTCCCCAGCCAACTGCTCTTTGACACCCTCAAATATTTTGTTTAGTTTTTTGGTCAGTGGGTGTGACTTGTTAGCTATTGTAGCAGACGTAACCGCGTGGAACATCTCGTGGAGTAATGCGTGTGCATTGATACCAGTTTCTTCGTCTAACGCTATCGTGTTAGTCTCGGGATCGAAATAACCTGCAACAGGTGTGCCATCGTCTGCTTTTAGTTTTTTCTTAATTATAAGTTTTGTGTTACCTATATTTTCTGCAAGCGTTTTGGCTAGTTTAGATATGTCACGAGAGCCTGCGGTGAATTGTAAAGCCACTAGCGCATCTTGCAAACGTCCATCTAACAACGCTTTACGCACTGGAGGGCGCACGGGTATATCAACAGCTAGTTCTGCAGGTAGTTTAAACACCCTGTTGACTTCATTGTCTCGCGCAACTTCTTCGTCAAGTTTATCTGCAGCTAGGTTTCTGCGCTGTTGTTCTTGTAGTTTAATGCTAGATTTCTGTCGGTTGTTTATGTCAGCGTAAGCAGTTATCTCGGTACGCAATTCTGTAGCTATATACTCTCTAAGCGCTTTAGACCCGTTACCTTCATCTAAGACTTTAACTGCGCCTTTTTTGACGTCTACACCTAACCACTTTAACACTCTAGCTCCAGACACGTTACCCATTGACGGCAAGTTGTTTGCTGCGTCAGCTACATAAAACTCACGTTCTCTAACCTGTTGAGGTAAGTTGCCTGAGAAATCATTACTGTCAGCTTTACGAGTTTGACCACTAGCTACATCGTCAATGGCTTGAGTAATGGCAGCGTCAAAAGAAGGAAACTGCCCAAAATACCTTTGAATTGCGTTTCTGACAGGCGTGGCTTTGGTACGATCCTTACTCATCTCTGCGAGAATTGCCTTCTTCGTGCTATTAGATACTCCTTCAACAGTGGCACCAGCGTCTAACTCAGCTCCTATTGTTCTTATGTTTTCAGACTTGTTCTTGTATATAACAGCTTGTTTGGCATCAGATGTTCTAGCCTCAATTTTTTGTCTTTCAACAGCTCTTTTAGAAATGCGGTCAGCTTCTTCTTTTGAAACTTTTGAAACTACAGCTTTTTTAGGTTTAGTTTTTAGTGCAGCCTGCTTTCCGACTTCTGATCCATCAGTTGATCTAGGCTCCACGACAGAGCTTCCCACTCTGCTAGCTCTAAATGCTCCAGTGACTTTGGAATCTGTTTTGGAATCGGTAACGCTAGAAACTCCTCCTTTGGGTTTCTTTGCCACATCTTGTTTAACAAGAGGAACGCTAACTCCACTTGCGTCTGATTTAATTTCTTTAGGCGTGACATCGGTTTGCTCCTTTGCCTTTGTTTTTGTTTTAATAAACGGTAAATCAAGTTGTGCTTCAGGAGTATCTGCCAACATACGATTGATGTTTGTTTTTACTTTGCCAGAAGTGTTTTTATTCCCTGCTAGTGTAGCAAACTCTTGACGTACACCTGTGTCGTTTAAATCCTTGTTTATAACACGTTTGCGAATAGGAGCAGACGGTGGCACACCTAAGTCATCAAATAACGCGGTATCCACAATTTTAGGTTGTACTGTTGGTTTTGCCGTAGCAAGCGTATCTTGACCGGAGCGTTGCGGTGGAGTTCCAAGATCACGTTTACGCCCTAATGTTGGAAGTGATGCTTGTATTTCTTCTACAGGTTTAGGGGCTACCTTGTCTTCCATAGCTTGTTGACGAGGGTCTTTTAGTGCTTCTACTTCTGTAGTTACTGCAGGTTCAACAAGCGGCGTAATGCCTTCAGGAGTCTTAGCTTTTAATACGTTAGATGCCCTTGTTAGGCTAGCAACCTCTGCAGGAGTAGCTTCTGGTTTACTTACGTTTTTTGCAACTAATTCGGATTCAAACGCACGCTGTAACGCTGCAGGGTTTCTAATTTCTTTAGCGTTTGCTACTGTGTCTTGCAGTATTTTCGTACGTGTAGTTTGAACTTTTTTAGCTCGTTCTGTATCTAGTTTTCCCGTAGCTGTCTCTTCAGTAGACGCTCGTACTATTGCATCTAAATCAAACTCTGGTTCAACTACAGTACCAAGGGCTTCTGTTTCTTCTTCTATTTTCTTTGCTCGGGCCTTACGGACAGCGACATTAGCGTCATCCTCAGTAACCCTTATCATCTCGTCAAGCTCTTGTTCTACTTTAGCAGCTTCAGCTTCTTTTTTAACAGCTTCAGCTTTTTTCTTTGCAATTTTTTTACGGTCTTTTTTGGTGTATTGAAATGTTTTAAGAGCTTCAATGCGGTCTGTTTCTAACAGTGCTTCAATATCTCTTGTTTCTGTCTGATCTTCTCGCCGTTTCTCCCCCTCTTCGATTCTTTGTTCTCTAGTAGTAGCCTCCCCAGTACCTTCGTCTAGTTGTACGCCAAGGTCTTCTGGCCCTGTAAGAGTTTTTGGAGGTGCAGGCATAGGAATTGCTTCACCAGATGTAGAATCTTGAAGCTGTCGTGTGGAAGCTATACGTAGTTCATCTTCTGTTGGTGCAGGTAACAACCCTGCGATACCTTCGGGCAGTGCATTGGGGTCTACTTCTGGAGCGCCACGAGGGCCAACTGCACCACCAATACCACCAATACCACCACCTAATATACCAGCGGCTAGACCAGCTTCACCATACTCTCGCATGGCTTCTGCGCTTGTCAGAGAAAGACCTGCCTGCCCACGTTCAAGAACCGCCTGCCCAATCTCGGTGGGCACTTCAACAAGCACACCTGCAGTAGCTCCCCTTCGGGCACGTGTAAGCAACCCCCCAGCAGCTTCACCTGCGGGTCTTAAAAAGAACTTTGCGCCCACTACGGTTAGAATAGAGTCCAATGCCGCCTGTGGGATTGCAGCAAGTGCTGCTGCGCCTTCGCTTACTTCGGTTTTAAGTCCTTGGTCGATAGCATCTTTTTGACGTTCGCGGTTTGAACCAAAGAACAAAGGGAATCCAGCAGCAAAACCACCTATTGCGCTACCGATAATAGCGCCGGGAACGGCTCCAACACCAAAGAAAGCTGAACCAGCAACAGCTCCAGCAGCGGCACCAGCGGCTACAGCGCCCATCTGTGGGGCAGACTCACCTGCTAACTCACCAACGTAGCTTGCGCCTGTGCCAACACCTCCAATATCATCTAATCTTGTAGCAAACCGTTCAGAGCGTTGTAATGCGGCTTCGTTCTCAAGAGCAACATTGGCTCCGTAGTTTTCAACACCCTCAAGCCCTAAAAGGCCACCTACACCCTCTATCGCAGAGCCAAGGTTCTGTTGCAGTGAGTCAATACCACGACCAACTCCACGACCCAGAGCAGTTCTAGCGTCTTTGGGGATGATAACTGGACCCGCAGCGGCTTCTTCCAACCGTGTTTGTCTAGCACGCCGCGCAGCTAAACGTTCTTCTTTGCCCACGTCTAAACGCTGCTGCTGTGCAAGCATTAACAGTTCTTGTAAAGGAGTATCACGGGGAGCCTCTACTTCAACTTGAGAACCATCGTCTAAGGCTAACGTGTATATACTCATTTTAATTACCTAACGCCTATTACTCTACCGCCCGTTGGCTTCCTCAAGGTTCTCACAAATACTTCTTTTGCTTCACTTTCTATTTCAAGCATGTTGTAGTCGCTACCCTCTGCTCCTCTATTCATCGCAGTGTTGACGGCAAGAGAAATTTTAGCTCTTATTTTAGCAAGGTCAGCGTCAGCAGCTTTTTTCTCGTTAATAGTATCAGCATCCTCATACGCCTCAATGGCATCCGCAAGGTTTTTTGATTCTGGACCATTTGTTTCTTCTTTTAAAGTCAATGCGTCACGTGTTGCAGAAACAATATTCATAATGTCTAATGCTGCTGCCTGTTGTAACTGCATAGTCTGGTTATCAACCTGCATTACGGCTACTTCTCTATCTAACGCCTTGTCTGCAGAAGTTAATCTTGCTTGGTTCTCTTCGGAAACTCTGTTAGCGTTTTGAACTGCTGTTCGCTGGTCTTGAATAGACATGTTGGTTGAATTAGTAATTAAATTTCGTTCGGTTGCCGCAGCCTCTTGCGCTAACACCATACCCAACTGTTGACCAGCAAGCCCTATCTCTCTATCTGCGCCCATCTTTTCTTTCGTCAACGAAAACTTTTCTTGTAAACGATTGCGCCTATTCCTAATACTGCGATCCATAGCTTGCTTGCCGCCTCTAGCAGCCGCGCCAATAGAACCTGTACCCCCTGTGCCAATCAAGAACGAGTTAATATCTTCGTATTCGCCGTAGTTTTCTGCATCAAACGCTGCTAACTCTGCTTGCATATCTTCAAAAGACCTGTTTGTTTCGTCACGTTTTAAATTAGCATCTGAACGAGCTAAACCTTTATCAAATGCAACGTCTGAGGATATGTCATTTACTGTACCCATAATGTCTGTAGACTCAAGAAAATCTCCTGATAAGGCTGTCTCAGGGAGCTTAGATGTTGGTTTCTTCTCTATTACTTGTGTTATTCCTCCTGCTTTTGGATCAGCGACTGAATTTCCTGCGTAAGGATCGCTAAAGGAAGTGTCTGTAGGCACTGGTGTATCTTTGTCTAGTTGTGCAGCTATACCCGTCTTATCTTTAGATTCTGGAACAACCTTGACAGGAGTTTCATCTTTAAGTTGGTTTTTAGGCATCATTAAACCTAAAGGGTCTGGGCTTGCAGGTGCAGGTTTTCCCGCAAGTATTGTTCTAATTGCATCGTCAGAAAAACCACCAAGCCCAATACCTTTATTCTTTTCTCTGAACGCGTCAATTTGCTCTTGTGTTACACCTTGTAACCCCGTCTGCCCACTAACACCTTCACCTTCAGCAAACCCTACAATACCGCCACCAGCCATACGACGAACGGGGCCACCTTGAGCAGCCTGCATCATACGTGCATTAGGAAGTCCCGCAGCTTGAGGTCCACCCCGTGGTGGCATAGGAGGTCGTCTACCGCCGCCCATTAAACTTGCAAGACCTGCACCGCCGCCCATTTTAGGTCTACCTGCGTTCTGTGCCATTCTATTCATATTTTTCTTTTGCATGGCAGCTTTATTGTTTAACGTGCCAGCCGTTTGTTGTGTTAAGTCTCCAAGAGTACGCGATTGTTCTTGTTGTATTTGCGCTATAGCTTCTTCTTGTCGTTGTTCAGCAATGGTTTTTGGGTTCTGCTCTGCTTCAGCCATTAATGCTTTAGCTTTTTCGTTTTTCTCAGAAATTAACTTCTGCAACGCCATAATATCGACGGTCTGTTTTGTTACACCAACAGCTTTTTGCAACGCCTGTGGATTACTCCGGTAGGTGTCCATCTTATCTTGAATTTGTGAATCTATTCCGCTAGTTGCTATAGACATTACTGCGCTCCTAAATATCAGCTATCGAACCAGCGTCTGTTTGCACGCCAGCGTTTGTGGTGCTACCACCACCAAATATTTTATCGTACAGCGTCCCAATGCCACCAGCACCTGAGAGGATTTCAGAGAGTGCGCTAGGCTGTGCGTAAGAGTAAGACTGTGCTTCGATTGGAAGCCCTTGTAGCAACGACTGCATGTACTGCACCTGCTTGTACGGGTAATCACGCTCTTCTTCAAACTGCAGGCGGTCTGCTGTCACACCTTCGGACTCAATACCACGCTGCACCGCACCCATATCTGCAAGCCCTTGAATACCTGTGCTGCCGTATAGGTTGATTTTGTCTTGTGCAGTCATGCCACGATCTTGTTCTGTGTTAAACTGATTCATAGCTTGCGTATATGCGTCGGCGTACCCTTGGCCTGTAATCCCAGCTAAGTTTCTTTGTAAAGCAGCTTGGTTCTCTGCGTCTAACACAGCCTGACGTGACCCCCCAAACGACCCAGCTCTTGTCATACGTGACGCATTAGCAACACGATCAATCTCAGACTGCCTTCTTGCTGCTTCAATCTGTGGGTCC